CCGAATATCCCCGGCAATATTTCACATCTTCGAGAACAAGAACAGCCGGTACCAAATGGGGCATTTCTGAGCTATGGAGCTGAATACACCGATCAACTGACTAAAGAAGTAGTTACAAATCGCCCGTTTGCTTGGGAGACGGTAGGATTCTTAGCGAGCAGAGCTTCAAGCCTTTACTCAGATTCAGTTTCGACCGTTCAGCCCGCTGGTCTCTACTGTTTATCACTGATACGCGCGTATCAGTAAAAGGCTGTAAAGTCCCGCGGGCTGTACGGTGTCTGAGCCTCCATAAATCGAATTACCTCCGGAAAGATCAAAAAACGCATGGTTGTCACCTTGATAATTTTGTGCAACTGTCACGTTAATTTTGTTAGTTCCGGGATCGACCTTAAAAACGCCTGTTGATTCAGGAGAAAAGATTCCATAGTTTCCATCTATGACCCGCAAAACGCCTGAGCTATTCGGTTAGAAAGCTCGAATGAGATTCAGTCCATAGAGTGCGTTTACTCGCACTTCGTTCAGGCCATCTTGGTAGAGCGAATTACTTCGGCTCAAGTCGATTGCTGGATCAGCCGGAATCTGATTCTCTGTTTTGTACTCTGTTAATGTTTTCACTTCTTGATGAGGAAATGCGTAATACAAAGCTCCACCCTCATAGCCTTCGCCACTTGGATCATCAGAGGCCATGTAGCTCAAACGGCCTGTAATATTCGGTTAGCAATAGCGTATGAGATACTGCCCGAAAATCGCACTGACCTGAACAGTGCTCGATGCTCCATAGAGGGCGCTAGATCTCGAAGCATCGAGCGTGAAGTTGCCGTAACAAAAACTTCCATCCGTACTTTGATAAGGCAAACCTCCGTTTTTTACGTAGGAAAAGAGCCGTTTCCGCCGAGAAATGTTCCGCCATGAATGTCGAGTAACTGACCCGTAATATTCGGTTATTCGTAACGAATGAGCATATAACCTCGAATAGAAGCCGTTTGCACTGTCTCAGCTCCCCCGTACATAGCATTGGCCGACGCTAGGTCTAACCCAATTTGGGTATTTTGCCAATATGTCTGGGCAGAGGTGGTTTGAACAAAATCAGAATAGCGAGAAATTAACTTGAAAGGTTCATTGGGGCCTCCTTGGTTCCAAGAAATAACCGGAACGTTTCCGACAGGGATATTCGGTAATCCCGCCTCGACGTAGCTTCCCACCTCGCTAAGTGAGGTGGTGCCTTCGATGAATCGGTGATGCAGATTCGGCAAATTAAAATGTGCCTCATCAACCGCGCCAAACTTAGTACCTATTAGGGCGAACAACTTGTTGTACTGCGACCTGAGCACAGAGGCTCCGTTCGCTAATAACCAGCCGTAAGGAACGTCTCCTCCAAGATACGGAATAATCGAACCGATCGGACAAGCGCCACCGCGCTGAATGAAAATTTGTAGAGCTCGTAGAAACTGACTAACGAGCTCCGCTTCGTCGGTCGGATTTACATCCTCATTTAACTGATTTTTGATAAATTCACCGACAGCGTGAGCGATGTTTGCGCCGCCTACGACAGCTGTATTAACGTGAGAAGAAAGTGCAATACCTGAAACAAAACCGCTTGAGCGTGCAGGCGTCGTTTGCCAAGCGGTAGGAGTTAATACGTTAGGATTGGCGCCGGTGCAAAACCCGAGGATGTTATTAGTAGCCATTTGTTTGACCCATAAAAAAAGCCCCGCTGTTTAAGCGAGGCTTGTTTGAGAGAAATTTGAGATTTAATTAGCGATGATTTCCGCCCATCCGGACGTGTCGAAACCCTGTAGTAAAGGCGTATTCATGTCGAAAGCGAAAAGCGGCACGTCGTCGTATTGAGTAAGCATGAAAACATTGATACGAACGCCAGCGGGTTTGAACGGTGCTATCTGCTGAAGAAATAGAGCGCGTTGAGCGCTGGAAAGCGCTTTACCGACGACCCCGATTGAGATCGTCATATCTTGATGATCTTCGATGACGACGCTCAACGTGCCGTTAAAAAGTGAACGAACGCCGTCGTAAAACTTTTCCGGCGTTCCGTCCCATACGTTCGCAAGAATCTGTAATTTGAGCAGGAATCGATACGAGTCATCGTCTAGTTTCGTCATTCCGCTGGTGGCGTCGTATTCGCCACACCATACGCCACGGTCGAAACCTGTAATCGCGGTATCGTCGAACGTAAAAAACACACCTTCGATAGGAATAGATACGTAACGATTACGTCCGACCCATTCGCCTACCACGTCAAGCTGTTTACCGACAGCGCTATCGAGCTCGTAATCAATCGGTACGCGCTCCATTAACGCCTGTAGCTCAAGTACGGGGCCGAGTAACGAGCGCAGAGTTTCAACGAATTTAGGCTTGTCTCTATGCTCCGACGGTACGCGCTTTAGATACGTATTGAAATCAGTCATTCGTAATTACCTCGACATCGGCGATGTCGCAGTGAGCAACTTCGTTAAAGCCTATTGCGATATTTGATGACGCAAAGGAACCTGAGTTTTTCGCTATCTGAATAGACGTGATGTCATAGCTAATATCGCTGTCATCGTTTTCTAGGTTTGCGGGTACGTAGAGTTTCGAGATTCGCACCGTTTGACCGAACGTCAGAGAATTGATGTAACTAACGACCTGCAACTTAATCGAGTTGTAAAGCTCAGTAGTAAAGCCTGTTAACGGCTCTAACGTAATCTTTACTTTGATATGAACGACCGTAGGACGGAAGAATTTAACCGTCATCAGCACTTCTTCGCTATCTTTAACCGTTACGCTGGTTGTTCCGTACGTTCCCGTTCCGGCTGTTTTACGTAACTTGATAACGTCGCCAATGGATTGAGCGTCGCCACCTTCGACAACTACGGCTATCGAGTGGCTAGGTATCCCGTTAGAGTCTGTAGCGCTCGTATCGTTTTCGTACACGATTGCACGGGTTACGCCGTCCACGTCAAGAATGCCGCCGAGAATGCCTTTTAAGACTGTTTGCGACGGCTGGGCGGTCGAATACGTTTGTCTAACGCGCAACTCTGCGTCAGTCTCCGTATCACGTCCGGGCGCGGCCTCAGAGTTATTTGCTACTGAAATCCAACCCTCGGTAGGCGTGGCGATACGAGTAACAGTACCGGCGGCGACACGGATATCGCCTGCGTCGTCACATGTCGCAGTTACTGTTATAGAGCCGCTTGTCGGTATCACGACCTCAGGCGGTAAATTCCATACATGAGCACCTTTCGACGTATCGCGTACTTGTCCGTTCGTAATCGTCGTGCCCGCGTCGCCTGTAATAACCACGTCCACGCTTGAATGTGTAGACGATTGTCTAGCGATACCGTTAATTTTTACTTCGCGGCTTAACGCATCCCCGCGCGCGGTCGCAGGGGAATAGTTATTAAAGACTTCGGCGCACAGTAGCGCTAAATCGTATTGAGACTGAGCAAAATGCGCGACTAGTTGTCCATCCTGCGAGTCAGCGTCAAGGTTGATATCTGAGCCGTAGATCGAACGCATCGCTTCTTTGTTGTACTCAAGAAAATCCTCGAAATCGGCTACATAGAATCCTGATGCGTCTACGTACGCTAATGATTTGATATCAGGCACTTACTTTCACCTCGCCATAGATTGTGTCTAGCGTTACATCGATACGTAAACGTCGCGTATCAGGGTCGAACGCTGTAGAAAACTCTGTAATTCGATTGACGCCTGCTGTTTCTCGAATACGCTGATAAATCGCCTGTACAGCTTCGGTTTGCGTATGTTTTCCTAGTACCTGCTGGTAGTAAGGCGTACCGTCGTTGGTATCTAAGTACCACTCCCGCAGCCACATTCTTAGCCGCGTTAAAACGGACTGTCCGACGGCTTCGGCGCTGTCTATGAAATAGTTATCGAGTCCGGCGCCGAACGTCATATCGCCGTTTTCGTCTAGTTTTCGATATTTCATGTTTATTTATCCGGCGCCGGGCCGTGGTTGTGCGTATGAGATTGAAGTGAAACCGTGCCGGACGAAATATCGCCAGTCGCGTGAATCGTGCCGGTTACAGTTGCACCGTTACCGCCGCTCACCGTTAGGCCGCCTTTGCCGGTAATAAGGCCAGTTACAGTTAGCGGGCCTTGTATCGTGTTATCAGGGCATACGACTGTAGATTTATTCGCCGTTACGATCGTTTCACCGTTGATTTGAATATCTAGCTTTCCAGCCGTGAGGCTTATGTAGTCTGACCGTGAATCTGTACGAATCTCGATAGCGTCAGCCGATACATTCGGCAACTTGCGTGGCTGAGACGTGAGACCGAAAATCGCTATAGCGTCTGAAAGGTCATGCGACCTCGAATCTTTCGTGGACTGGATGCCTCCGGACTGCCACCAAAAATCGATACAGGCGTCAGCGAATAAGACTAGGCATTCGTCATTTACCGCGACTGGATAGGTAATGCACAGACCGCCAGCGCGTGGAAACGCGATAGGCACCTCAGTAAGCACGGGATACGGAGTTTCGGTTACCTCCCCTTCATATCCTCTGAGTTTTCCCATAATCGCAGGTCGAACGGATACAACCTGTCGATCTAAATCAACGGCCGTAACGATTGCAGGCATAGAGACACGAATAGCCGCCTTTAAATCCTCGGATTTTTGACGCTCGATTTCTTCAGGCGTCGCAATACGTTCTAGCTGATTCATTTTTTAGTCGTTTTCTTTGTTGACGGGTCTAACGAGCACGCTTTAATTTCTGTGCTCCACTCGTTTCCGTGGGTGTCGCCTGAATGTTTAAGCGAAAGGATTTTGAAGTCACCCGTAAGAAACTCAGACTCGATGCGTATCGGGTCGTAGATACGAAGTAGCGCGTTAAGACAACAACTCACCGTTACGCCGTCTTTATCTTTCTTAGGGCTACCGATCATGCCGGTGTCAGGCCGCAAAATAAACGCCTTACGGTCATCGCGTGTAGCGTTTTTCTTGCAATAGACTAAATGTCCATCCTGAACCGACCACTGCGTATCACTGTTTTTAGAGACTTCTCGCGAATAATTTCGAGCGGCTCCGAAAAGCACGCGCCCGCGAGGGTACTTAGTCTCGTTACTTACAGCTTTTAAATCATCGTTTTTAACGCCGCGTTCTTTCATAGCGTTAAACGATTTTTTAGCGATGTCGTTATTTGAGTAACCGGCGCCGACTGTTTCGTTTACGAGCGCGTATGAATAACCGTATTGACCGTCTCCAGCTTCGATACTGAGAATCGTATCCGCGCCGTTTCTAACCTGTGACGTACTAATAATGTTTCCGTCAAAAATTACAGCGTTATGAGACTCGTAACCAGCCTGTAGAACAATGCGTTTTAAATCACCATCCGCGATACGCGCTATCGTCGTTTTAGACAAGTTATAGATGTCGATTTTCGCCGTATTCGGGTCTTGTAGCGCTGTTTTCTCTACGTCGAACGAGACTCTAAAGCCGCTCAGGTCTAGGCCGTTTCCGTCCTTATCGCCTACGAGAAGCGTTATTTTTCGCCAAAAGTTAATCATTCGTTACGACGATTAAATGAGAATCTGTGCCTAGATTTGTTTCTGTCGGGTCGGCGTTTTCGTCGCCGTCGGTTACGACAATTAGGCCGAAACCTAGTTTTAAGTGCTCGTACTGCTGGAGTAGATTTTCGCCAGCGACTAACGCGAGATTACGTATTAGCCAGTCGTTCTCAGAACGTCCGATATCGAGCGTCCACGCTTGAAGCGGCTCATTCCATTTCGTCCGCAGTAAGTAATTAACGCCTTGAATTTCTACGTTAAATTCTTCTGCAAAAGAATTGAGCGGGATTTCGTATGTTTTCATTGCTAACTAAAGATATGACTTAATCTCGATTCACTAACCAGCTTTTCTTGAAGCTGTTTCGTACCTGTTTGTGCGGTTTTAGCGGTTACGTTCGGATTCGCCTGCTGAGACCGTGGCGGCATATTCGTAGCGAGAGGAAACGTTATTACGATTTCTTGCATGGTCAGCGTGCACTTTAGGATGCGCGCTGAATGCGCATCCTGATTAGCTGCTACAGAGACTAAAAGCATATTGTCGTAACGTCTTAGTCCCGTGACTGCCGTAAACGGTACACCGCTATACATCAAATCAAGTAAACGTTGATACGTTCCCTGCGGGTCGGAGCGTTCGCCAAAGATGACATCCCATGTAATGTTTTTAGGCTCTCTAACGATGTGATCAGTACCCTGAGTACCATCCTCGATAGGGTATTGGGTTGCAGTTACAGCGATATTGTGCGTTTCAGTAATAGAACAAAAATCGGAAAACGCCTCAAATCTCCGAGCAGGTTTAATTTGAAGCAATTTTCCGACTGCTGTACCGGCTAATCCTAGTACCTGCGTTTCTAAGAAAGACATTGTTAGCCACCTTGCTGTAGATATGCTCGGTTAGTTGAGCTGGCGATTTCTTTAGCCTCTTTTACGCTACTGACGGTAATTGTTTGATGTACCTGAGCGTTGTTGTTATACGTGGTGCTAGAGCGCTGATTATTGTTAGTCGTTGACGGCGGTAGACTGGATACGGTTTTACTTTCGTCTTTACCGCCGAAAGGATTTAGTCCTTTAAAGAAATCAATAGTCGAAGTTAATGCGTCAGAAGCGGCATTCTCGACCTTTTCAGTGGCTTTTTTTCCGAAATTCTTAATCGAATCTAAAAGGTCGTTCCACCACTGCGTAAAGGCCTTACCGATATTGGTAAGCGCTTTCATAGCTCCATCGCCGATAGAGTTCCACAGGTCACTAAACCACGTGCTCAAACCGACGAATGTAGAAATAATCCCGTCGTAAACTCCTTGAGCTTTTTGAGAAACGGTATTTTTTAGCTCATCCCATTTGTTAGAGGCCTCAGTAATGGCGTTATTCCAGCTATCAGATAAGAAGTTTTTGATTCTTTCGCCTAATAACGACATCTCATTCGAGATTGTTTCAGCCTTAGATTTCCACCAGTCAGCGCTAAAGAAATTACCGACGATTGTTTTTAGACCGTCAAAAATTCGGCTCATGTTGTCAAACCACACCTGAGCCGCTGACCAGTCAAAGAACGATTTCCCGCCCTCTTTCCACGTCTCGTAATCATCGATTAGCAAACCTATCGCAGTTACTAATCCCATGACGAGAGTAATAATGCGTCCAATCGGAGACGCTTTAAATACAGCGTTTAATAGTTTCCATGCGACAGTTACAGCGCCGATGTAAACAGGCCATTTTCCTAGAACTTTAAATAGTTTTCCGACTCCGGTTATAAAACCGGTAACAAGGTCGGCGCCGATTGATACAGCGGCGGCGATAGGATCAACGTAGCTTTTAATTAGTCCTGCGTTTTCATCGATTAGCTTAGAAACGCGTTCTATCGCTGTCGTGATGGACGGTAGGACACGTAAAACAAACGCGGTAATGATGTCGTCAAAACCGCGCTTAGTAACTTTAATAGCGTCGTTGTATTTAGCGCCTAGCTCTGCTGCTTCGTCTACATTTATTCCGAGAGCCTCGGTACGTTTGTTGTATTGATCGATAATCTCAGTCGTATCAGACGTGAGCATTCCGATCATCGAACGATCAAGTCCGAGACGCTGAATGTACGCAGATTGCTCCGCTTTACTCAGGTCTTTAATTTTGACTTTGATTTCGTCTAAAACTTGAGTCGTTGTTTTGACGTTACCTTGCGCATCTTTCGCAGATAAGCCGAGTTTTTCAAAGACTAATGCGCCGCGTCCGATACCCTGAGCCGCCTCGCCTATCGTTCGAGAGAGGTTTTCAAACGAGGCTGTAGCTGTATTTGCGTCTGAGCCTGTAAGTTCAGCCACATACCCGAGCCGATCTAACTCTTTTACGGTAGCGTTACCAACGCGAGAGACGACATCGCCGAGATCGTTAAATTTGTCGGCTGTACGCTGGATAGCTACAGCCACGGAACCGGCGGCAATAGCGGCGCCGGCCCATTTAGCTAAGTTAACGATTTTGTCAGAAAACGAGCCTACTGCTTTTTCTGCGACAGATAATGACGCAAAATCGACTAATGCGCCTACTCTCAAATTTACATCGTTTTTAGTTTCGGCCATTTTTACGCTCGTAATACTGATAAACGCGTTTCTCGTTTTCGTCGTTCGCGTCGATAGCGTCATTTAGAAGAACTAAATCACCTAAAGACACAGACGAATCGAAAAGAGACTCAAAAGAAAGAAAGCCCCGTAGAACGGGGCGCATTAGGAAGGATTCAGGAATATCTAAAAGGCGTACAGAATCACGCCATTCGGGCGACGTTAGCTCAACTTGTTTTCGTTGAGCCAGTCTGTAAAAAAATCTTCAAAGTTGTATTTAAGGGCTTCGTACGTGATTTTGTACAACGATTTAATGTTGTTCAGCTCTTCGCACGTAATTTCACCCTTATGAGAGCAGTATTCAATCTCCATCCCTGCCGCCACGACCTTAACGGACGGCATTAAATGTTTGAAAATCAATTCGTCGCGTTTGTTAGCCGGCATGAATTTATTCACAGCCTCGGCGATAGCAGAAGCAATGGCGATTTGATTTTGCGGATTTTTAATAATTACGTTTACCAGTTCATTAGCCTGAGTCGTAATCGGGAAAAAATATTGATTAACGATGTCATGCTGTTGTTTAGCCGACAAACGATATAAACGAACGGTAACGCCGTTAACAGTAATGTCCTGATATTTAGTCATTCGATTAAGCTCCGATAGAGGTAATTTGTCCGCAATTAAGCGTTACGACGATGGAATCTCCTTTTGATTTTTTGACGTTGTGTCCGGTAATTGACTGGATAGCGACTTGAGAGCCTGTGAACGTGAGTTTCATGTCGCGGTCAATAACTGTTACAGTGTCCGAACCGGTAGAACCAGTGCCGCGTTGAGTAGCGTGCAAAGTTATAAAAAACGGAACACACGGAGAAGAAGGCAAATATTCAAGAACGATCGTACCTGCGCTTGTTTCGAATTCACTCCAAATACTTGAGCCGTCGATAGCTTTATTACGTTCGCCGAAATCTTCGTCTAAGTTGATCGTGATTCCGTTATCGGTCAAACCCTGCTTCAAATCGAACGAGACGCCACCAAAAACAGCGTATGCGGCGCTTGCTCGAGCGATGCTGTATGTCGGTTTTTTCATTTTGAATTCCCATTAAAAAAGCCCTGCGTTTGTTGCAGGGCTTGTTTAGAAAATGACTTGATTAACGATTGATATTGACAATAATCGGCACGCTATGAATAGCGCCAGCGAGTTTGATACCGGCCTGAATAACCGGAGACTTGCGAGCCTCGCGTTCGTTCTGCAACTGATCGTTAACAGACGGTGCGTACAGGTAATAGCCTTTTTCGAGGTAGGCGCCGGATTCAAGGTCGCCGAACGGATCACTATTCCATACGCCCGGCGCCACAAATCCGTTAATGACGGCCTGATCGATAGCGTTAGCAACAGCAGCCATAAGGCGCGCCACTCCGTCATCGGTCTGCGGGATTTTCGTTTTGGACTGATAGAGAACGTTGTAAACGGTAGTCTGAATTAAATCCTGCAACCAGTCAGAACCATGACGTTCATCCGCCCACATACCGGACGACATGACACCCTCTTCGATAATGTAGGTGTCATTCGAGAAAATCGCATATTTATTAACGTTACGTGCCGAGAGATTCGTATCCTGAGACTGAGTTAAATTAGTCGGCTGGAGGCTAGGAGCTTGCTTAAATTTCAGCGTGATCGTTGTCATCGAACCGCTGAAATTAACGCTAAACATACGACCTAACGCCGACGCAACGAGATATTTATTCAGTCTGTAGGCTGAATCGTTAGCGTCGTATTCAGAGGCGAATACGATAGTGCGCGTAAATTGGCCACGCTTGAGTTTAGACGGCAGGTCTGTAGATTCGTCGGTATAAACAGAATTAGCACACGTCAAATCTGTGAGCGTAATACCGTAAATGTGCGAGTCAGCGGACGATTCAACGATCTGAGCGATTTTAAGAATTTCATCGTCTGAGACTGTAGCGCTGGTAGCTGTAATAAAGCCGTAGAAGTTTCTTCCGTAATCAGCGAATAACTTAGAAACGCGAGTACTGATAGCGGTATCGGTTGTAGAGTCCCACGGCTCGGCGATAATCAAAGTCTGCGGTTTCGGAGACTGAGAAAAATACGCCATCGCCGCTAGCGTTTCCGGTGCGTCATCGCCGAAATCCGTAGCTACATCATCGGAGCTTGTATACGTGCGATAGCCCTCTCCGGCAGTGATAACGTTTTTAGTATCTCCGAGAATGCAGAGAATGCCGAATCCGCGAGTTTGCGCGGCTTTCGGGCTAAACACCATATCGACGTTAACGATATTGTTTAAAGAAAGTGCCATTTTAAAAATCCTCTATTTAAGAATTTTGAATATCTGTAGGAGCTGAAACTAAAGACTTGACCGCCCATTTACGCTCGTACGAGTAATCGAGCGTTAGATCGACGGTGCTCATGGGCGTTTGAACGTGACCCTCTGCTAATCGGTCAATCTCAATAATCTGAGCTTCGTTAATGCTGAGGCCGAATTTTTGCAATGCGTCAACGTTTTGAGATAAATGAATTATGTCGTGCAGTAAAAACGCCTTCTCGCGGCTGTTTTCTCCGATCAATTTAACGCGACAATGTGCTGTACCCTCGTACATTTGCGTTAGATAGTCGTCGGTTTCTTCACCGGTATACGGTTCACCGATGAATTCAATTTGATAGAACTCGAAAAATACGTTTAGAACGTTCGTACTAATCGCTGTTTCAAATTCTCGAAACATAGGTTTGACGTGGATCGGAAAACATCCGAGCGCGTTAGCTAACCACGTCTGAAATTTGTCGTCGAATTCCTTTGAATAAACGTATGTAGCAGTGCTTGCGAGCACGCCTGCTTGCGTAGAGTCTACGTAACTCATACTTGTTTGCTCCTTGCGAGCGTTGCCTGATAGTAGGCTCCGTTCGGGTTGTAATTGGCGATAGACATAACGTCGTACAGCACGCCATTAAATTCGATTTGATCGTTAATAAAGCCGTCGTCTGCGAGTGATACACGCTCGACGCCGTAGTACGTGAGGCCGCACGTTACAGGGGAACCGTCGGCGTACACGATATTTACTAACTGCGCATCCGTTAACGGCTGTAGAACCGCCTGTATCGGCTTACGGATTTTCGTAATTTCGTCGCGTCCGTTTCCGATCGGTTTAGCCTGCTGACGAATGAGTACGCATGAGACCGTGAAATCAGGGTCTCTAACGATTTCTGAGACATCAATCATTTTTTATCTACGACGTATTGAATAGCGTTAAGAAGCGCACCAGTGCGGATAAGTGCTTTCGTACCTTTAAAGTCCTGACGCTTACGGGCCGCGATCGTTGCCGGCGCCAACGGCACGAAGTTTCGTTGATCGACGATATTTTGTTTGGCCGTATCGCGAACGAGCATACCGACGACGTTCAGCGCTTTGTTTACGGCGCCGGTCTTACCGCTTAATCCTTCGTCTACTAACGCCTGCTCAAGGATTTCGTGTATCCGTTTTTCGTTCGTTAGTAAGGCTGGTTTTAAATAAGGCCTAGGCGGTATCGTATGCGTTCCGTACGTTTGCCACGTTGCGATTTTTAGGTTAGTTACAGGCGTATCCTTACGCTTCAAACTTTTCGCTTCGACATAGCCAATAGAAACGCCTTGTTTATTAAAACGCTCGAAACGTTTCTTTAAGTGAAAGATATCTGACTTGAGCGCATCGGCGCCTTCTACTTTCATCGTTATGGCCATGATGCGCGTCCCGTAACAGCGAACGGCATACGCCGATAGCGTTTTAATAGATCGTAAAACTGTTTGCCGTATGGTGTCGAATTCCAATAGCCAGCGTCAGCGAACGACGTGGACGCAGTATCGTAAGAAACCGATACCGAACCGACTGTTTTAGACGCTACAGCGCCATGTGCGCCGCCGCTTACTGTGCCGCCTGAAACTTCGCCACCGGCGCCGGTACGTTGACCGTTATCAAGCGATGCTAGGTAATGCGCTGTAAACAGAGCTTTCCCAAATTCTGTACTTTTGCCGAAACGATTCTCGCTAATCTGATTATTTGCTTCAGACAAATAGAACTCGACGCGTACTTTCGGAAACTCTGAAAACTCGGGAAAAATCTGTATGAAATCGTTGTAAGTCATTTTGTATTTAACGTGTTTACGCCCGCTGGCGTAAACCAGCAGGCATAAAAAAACCTCGCGGGTGCGAGGCTTAGATACCGTCGAAGTACATCACGGTCTCAGGGCGGCGGAACTGAACTTCAGCCAAACGCCACAAGTAAGCGGCGCAATAGTCGAGTCCTTTATCGTAGGACTTTTCACGCCATACCGGGCGAATATGGTAACGAACGTAGTTTTTATCCTTCGTATAAAGAACCATACGGTCTTTAGAAGAGGTTCCGAGAGAGGACAATTCCTTGACCTGATTAACAGTCATAGAACCTGCAACCTTACGTCCGAGAGATTCCTTCTCGATGTAATCGATCATAGAGAAGTGACGGTCGTCAGGAGCCTTCATGCTAAAGAGCTTGACGTACTGAGCAGGCGTAAGAAGCATTGTATTCGGCATGATGACGCCATTAGTAGCCTGATATGCCTGATTGAAGTAGTCATCAATAGCCTTCGCCATACCGTCCCATGTCAGAGAGGTTTCGGCGAGAGCGCCTGTAGTCGTTCCCTTCTTGATAGAAGCGTTATTCAAGAAGCCCTTGAAACCTAAGCCGCTATCGCCAAGATAACCGACCTGATGTGCTTCTTGCAGGAATTTATCGTTAACGAGTTCAACCTGCTCGGCGTTAACGTTGATATCCTCAGCTTTCTGAGCGGCCTCAAGCTCCATAGAGGTAACGGAGATTTCGCGGCCAGCGGTATAAACGGCTACGGCCGTAGCGTTCAATTCGTAATCAACGCCGCGCAAGTCGTTAGCACCCTTTCCAAGCCAAGACATTCCTTTTGCGTCTTTAGTGCCCTGTCCGATACCTTTGATGTTACGGAGAGCGACGACGTTAGAAACCTTATCGAGGTCTTCGACGATAGGAATGTCGCGAGTGAAATAGTAGTTCGTAAGCGGGCGGATGATTTCCGGCTCAAGCTGTGCAAGGCGAGAATTCCACAGCGCTTTTACTTGATCTGCTGAAATTGCCATTTTATTTGTCCATAAAAAAAGCCCCGTTCGAGTAAACGAACGAGGCTTAGTTAGTTAAGAAAAATGATGTTTGATTAAGAACCTGTAGATTTAACAGGAATCACGACTTGCTGAGTTACCTGAATTTCAGCGCATCCGTCAGCAATTCCGTTGGCGGCGAAAACTGCGCGAATGGGCACCTTCGTGTTATCAGTCGTAAAAACTTGATTTGTCGCGTCGTAATAGACGGGCTGATTACGTTTAGGCGTAATGGACGCGGCCGCAGGCACCTGAATGTAGCCAGTCGAAAGTACGCCGATTTCTTGCGGAAACACCTGCAACGTCCAACCCTCGTGATAACGCACGACAACGCCGATCATCGCGTCGAGGCCGTCGGTTGTTTCGAGCAACACGGCGTTACCGTCGGAATCCTGTTTAACAGGCAATCCGGCGCCGATAGCGGCGGTTGCCGTAATGGACTTAATGTCCGCGCCACCGCGAGTTACGAAACCCGCGATCATGTTTTGTTCAATGTATCCAGTCTGCATTTTTTTTATCTCCGATAAGTTATTTCGCTTTATTCCAAAGTTCTGCGCTTTGCTCGACAAAAGATTTGGCTTTCTTCGGTGCTTCATCGTGTTTAACTGTTGCGAGCGTTGCTTGCGTCATAGAACGCTTGAAATTTGCGCAGGCACGTAAAACCATCGCATGATCACATTTAGACAAGTCGCCGAAAGAGTCGACAAAAGATTTGCCCTGCTGTGATTTCGCAAACTCAAGAATCGCGGCATACGGCAGATTAGGCGTAGTAGGCGCTAACGAAGGAGCGATATCTGCGGCGTCACGAATCATCGCGGCGTCGAGCTTAGTTTCGGGTTTAGCGTCTTTCTTCGCTTCTTCCTTCTTGCATTCGTCAGCTTTCTTTTCGTCTGCTTTTTTATCTGCTTTGGCGTCAGTCAACGCTTGCAGGATAGCGGCGCCGAGTACAGCAGGATCAATGCCAGCCAGCGGATTAGGAGCGGCTGGCGGCATATCGTCGTCGGCTTTTTTATCGTCGGGTGTCGGCGCCGGAGTTTCAGCTGCTTTGTTATCCGGTGCAGGTGTCTGAGTGGCGTTCGGCTCAGGCTTTTTAGCTTCGTCAGCGTTAGTAGCCGGCACCGGAGACTGAGCTTGCGCAGATTTTTCGAGCGCGGCTAATCGTTCGCTCATAGCTTGGAGCTGTTGAAGAATCTGAGCGTTAACGTCAGCAGGTGCTGCGTCTTTCTTGAAAAATGCCATGTCTGTATCCTCTTTAGTAATTACAGAATCTTTTAGAGAGCACGTTGCCCCGCCTTTTCCTTGAGGTACTAAGGCAACGTGATTGCCTATGAAGTTTGTTTCAATGCCGATTCCACCGCCTTGATCAATAACATTCGATTTAAAGCCACATGACAGCTCTTTTGCGACGCCGTTAAAAACGGCTTCTATCGCTTTAGGCTCAAAAATCATTAGATCAGCTACAAGACATCCAGCGGTATGGCCTTCGCCTTTGCGAACGTGCGAAATACTGCCAACGGCGTACTGTTTCCAGTTATCCCCTGTCACGCTATCGACTGGCGGATGTCCGAGAGTTACAGGCTTTCCTTCTAATGAATTGATAGTGTCATCTGAGAACAACACATCGCTAGGACGCATAATGAATACCTTCCCTTCAGCATTCGGCTTAACCTCGTTGGTTTCAGAAAGAGCGTATTCACGTGCGCCAATCGACGCGATGACGGCATTACGACAAATTAAAAAACCCTCTTTTGTGAGAGCTTTATTCGGTGAAATTGGATAGCTCAAGTCATACATTTAGACTCCTAAGCGTTATTAGGCAGGAGGGGTACAGCAAAACATCTGCAGTTGTAAGTACCCCCTGGGTTATAGTATTTACCGGGTTCAACTTCAGGCGGATTTGAGAACGAGCAAACTTTACCGTCCATCGCCTGATGCGAGGCGCGTACGGATTCATCCTCGACGGTGTGCCATACGTACTGATCGATACCTACGCTCTGCGCCTGAGCTTGTACGAGCGTTGACTGAGTGCGCGCTACTTCGGTGCGTGCGATACGTCTAGCGGCGTATTCCGGATATCCGGGCGTCATCCCTTGAATTTTCGCGACTAACGTTTCGTGACGTGCGCCAGTCTCTAAAGCGATCTGAGCACTGAGCTTCTGAGCTTCTAACGCCGCGTTGTTCGATAACGTTTTAATTACGTCTACCTTTTCCTGTACGAGCTTATTAACGAGCGCGATCATCTGCGGCGACTGCGTATCAATACGTAGACCAGCCGCCTTCTTAAAGTCTCTCGCAAGCAGTACAGCGTTATTGCTAATGATCTTTGACCAAAGCGACGCCGTTGGAGCCGGTAACGCATTCGCGTAATTATCGAGCTGAGATTGCAGTATTCCGAAGTCTTTAATCGTCCCGTCTGCGTTCAGGTTCATGTTAATAATCGCCTGAATGTTACGAGCGACTTGACGGTAATAACGCCACACGCGAGCGCGATACGTTTTTTCGTGATTAAACGTTGCCATTTAATTTAATTTAAACGCTCCGAAATTAGGCTTTTCGTTAGGGTTAACGACCACACCGATATTAGGCAGGCCAGCGTTAACGTATTGCCCTTCTTCGTTAGGAATCGGCGGCGGCTCTACTTCATTAAGCGCCTCAATGTCTTGCGGCGTAACCGTTGAAAAGATTCCCGTTTTTTCGGATAACGCGGCGATTTCTTCGAGCGCTCGTTTGTCAGAAATTAGCCCTGCTGCTTGGACGCTTAAGATCGTATTTACAGCGTTCTGAGCGTTCGTAATACGTTCGCTCGTAGTTTCCTGCTTAAGCGGTACGAAGTCGAAGTCAATCTCGGAAACTTCGCGGCCTGCGCTCGTAAGAATTAACGATGCGATACGTGAAATCGGCTCGCGTAACTTATCCTCTTGGAGGCGCGATACAGTGTCGTAGTAATTCGCTAGATCAGCGTCTCCGGTCGAAAATCCAGCGGGCGACATACCGAACAACTTGACTAACGGTATTTCTGCGGCGCCGGCGATTTGTTCTGAGAACGTGATCAGCACGTCACGAATGCCACCGAAGGAATACGACTGAGACTGAAACGTATCCTTGTTATCAGAAACAGTTAACGACGAGTTATTTTGAACGTCATTAATCATTTTTACAGCGCGGCCCATGAAGGAAGCGCGTTCGTCGTCCTGCAAGCCCTGCCAAAAATTCTCGATACCTAAATAGCGAATGTAGCAGCGCTTGAGTAATTCGAGACAGCTATCTAACGATGCTCCGTATGCGCTGACGGCTGAGTTAGCTACGTCATAAACGGACTCACCCCAGCCTTGGTTTACGTTTAGTTTGCGATGCGTTGAACGTATTCCGTCGAAGCGAATAACGCGGCTTGCGTCAGCATCGAAAGTCGACAACGTGCCGTAGGCTGGTTGAATGCTGTATTTGACAGGCAAACCAGCCTCAGCGCCATAATTTTTTACGGTCGTGCTCGGCGTTATTTCGGTTTTATCGAATACGCGGAAACCTAGAAGCGTTCCGTTAGGATTTAAAACGCTTTCCGGCGCCCCGTCTCCCATGTCAATCATTACGAGAGAACCGCCGTAAACGCGCGCATACGTAATAGCGTCAGTCAATAGCCGCCACACGTTAAGCCTACGAAACTCTTTCTCTAGGAACGCAGACGTATCGGCGTCAAGGCGCCAGTTGACGCCCTTTGATGTCATATCGCTAGCGATTGACTCAGCCATCCGACGAGCAACCCAGTTCGACGAAAATAAACGACCTTTCAGTTCGTCCGGTAACGAAAAACTTATTTCGTTTGCGACGTTCGTAATCAGCTCGCCTGTGCATACGGAGCTTACGTATGCGGTCGCGCTGTCGTGTTTCGTACGTCCAGCGTTTTTTAATTGAAGATTCTTTGCCATGAGAAGGATGTGCTATTCAGTTTTCCGACGACGCCGTAACGCAGAGCGTCCGGTACGTGTGAAAATTCGTGATCCGGTTTATCTGTCGGATTTCCTGACGAATCAGTCGCCCACGTGTAATTTGTGATTTCGTTGTAAAAATTCGGTACGTCCGGCGCCACGATAATTTGATACTGCTGTATGAGCTGGATACCGTAACGCACGCTGTCCGCGCCTTTCGGGGCGGCTACAGCGTTAACGCCTAGACCACGTAATTCCTCAATGGATTTAGGCTCGGCGGCGTCGCATTGAACTTCCTCTCGTTTAAGTCCTTCAGCTTTAATCTTTTCGGCGATTTCAGCGTTAGTAAGACCGCGAGTAAGAAAACAGCGAGTAATGTAGATTTTCTTTTCACGTTGATTAACGAAACCTCCGACGAATGCCGTAGGGTCAGTAAAACCGAAGTCGAGGCCGTAGAAGGCTTGACATTCGTCATCTTTATTCAGCGCGTCGAAGTCGAACTCCAACTCGATAACGTTTTCGTAAATCGTACCGGTCGAAAGGCCCCATTCGCCTAAGCCCTCAACTTTATAACGCCTCGGTTGTTCGAGCCTCATTCGCTCGAATATCGCAATATCCGCAGGGTCGAGCCATTCATTACATTGATATGTCGTCGTTAGAGCTAACGTATCCGGCGCCGGATTATCAAAGAAACGTTTTTTACCCCACCAACGCTCCGACCACGGATTAAGCGTAAGAATGAACTGTTTCCAAAGTCCTTCAGGTAATTGACCGCGAATAGACAAGTCGAGTTTGTTGAACTCGTTTTCGTCCTCAATCTGATACGCCTCGTCAATCCATACCCAACATAAAACGCCAGTCGGTACGGAGATAGACGTAATTTTCTGCGCGTCATCGAAGCCACGAAAGAGAATTTTTTGTCCGGTCAGCTTATGCGTAATCTCAAGCGGCGAAACTTTGTAATCCCAATACTGCTCTACGCCTAGGCGATGTATCGCCCAAACGAGATCGGAGTAACACGAATTTCTAAGAGTACGTTCGTAACGTCGAATAACGAGCGCGTTCGCTTCTTTGTGCGCCATGAGGTTGACAATCAACTTTAACGCTGATGTCTTTGACTTCTTAGAGCCGCGTCCGCCCTTGCAGACTACGTAACGCTGTTTGCTATTCCAAAATGACGCGTATCCTCGACCGACGATTTCGCTCAGTTTTAACTTTCTTTGCTTCATTCATCGTTCAGTCTTTTAAATCATTTTGGATTACGAGCACAGGAGCGACGCTTAAATCTTTACCGTCTTTGCCGGTAATTTCCTTGCGCTCTACGTCTTTCCAGCCACAACGCGCCTTCATGTAAAAGATCGTGGCAGCAGGATTCCCTTCGCGGACAAGTTGCATAAGTTTGCCGCCGACAAACGCGTTAGCTTTTGCTCTACCCGTTTTTATCGCAAGCTCAAAAAGCTCGTTATCTTTTTTTCGTCTTTTTAAAGTCGCATAGCCTATGCCTAACGCTAATGCGATTTCTTCTTCGTTATCGCATACCTGAGCATATTCTTCGACTTTCTTTAAATCGATTTCAATTTTCTTTCTTGGCATAAATCGTCGAACTCCTCGCCGGTGACGTAATCAACGGCTTTTTGTCCTGTGTATTCCTGCCAACGCTTAACGATTAAATCTACATACGCAGGTTCGTATTCAACAATCGTACAAATACGATTCGTTTTCTCGCACGCGATAAGCGTCGAGCCTGAGCCGCCAAACATGTCTAATATTGTTTGATTCGGTTGAGAGTATTTTTCGAGAATCTCAGCTAATAAGCCGACTGGTTTTTGAGTCGGATGGATACGCTCCTTGCCTTCTTCGGCGCGTATTCCTTGACGAGCTAGGCCATTCCACATCCACTCAAACTTACGAACCGCAGTTTTAAAACTTGTCCAAGCCAATTCACAATCGGCGAAATTACCTGTATTTTGTTTGTCCCATACGAGCCAACAAGGTGAAGAAGGCAATACCTCAGAGAAATAGTTACCGCCAAAAATAATTTGATTTTTGGTAATCCCTTTCGCTAATTCAATCGCCTTTAACGCGGTTTCCGTTGTTTCATCGTTTTTAACTGGTAAATACTTTCTAGTCTTAACGACGTTTCCCCCGCCAACATTCCCGCTTGAGGAAACAATGCTTATCCCATACGGAGGGTCAGTAAGAAGTAAGTCAAACTCTTTTGTATCGATAGTGACGTTATCTTTAATCGTTGAATCGCCGCAGATAACTAAATGGCGTCCACAACGCCAAGCGGCGCCGGCGAAAGAAATCGGCTCAATCGTAAGAGCTTCGCTCACTTTATCCTCGTCGATTTCGTCATCGTCCGACTCCTCCGCAAGAACAGGGGGGGGGTAATATTTTGAAGTTCTTCGTCAGAAAAACCGACAGTTTCGAGGTCAATGCCCTGAAGCTGTAGATCGTCCAGCTCGATTTTTAATAATTCTTCGTCCCAGCCGGAATTAAGCGCAATCTTATTGTCAGCGAGGATGTACGCCTTTTTCTGTGCTTCGGGAAAACCTGCTAATTCGATAGCCGGTACTGTTTCTAAACCGAGCTTCTTAGCGGCTAACAGCCTTCCGTGCCCAGCGATAACGCCGTTTTCACCGTCCGTAAGAATCGGATTGTTAAAGCCGAACTCTTTAATCGAGCTTGCAATTTGCGTTACTTGTTCGTCAGAGTGCGTGCGGGCGTTATTTACGTAAGGAATAAGCTCGTCAACGCGCTTATACGTAACTGTTAGCTGTCTCTGTTTCATGCGTTAGATAAATGTTATTTGGCTCGGTGAACAATGCCCGCCGAGAGGCTGAAAAGGTGCCGCGTTACATATACAAGGTAATGCGGCTTTCGTTTACGGTTTACTTGACTTAGGAGGCTTGCAACCAAACGGCTCTATGACAGTGTTTGTATATTGATTACCGTGAAACGAAAAACCGCTCGCGAACTCATGAAACGTTGGAGAGAAACATGATAGCGAGCGGTCGTATTTAAAAAGGATGAAGAAGTTCCCGCTTCCTCATCCCCGAATAGAAAAATCCCATCAGGATTTCTCCCTTGCGATTGGTAACTTTAGACTTTTTCTTATGTCGTTTGGCTTAATCGTTGTCGTTCGTCGTTTCCTCCGAGCGCGCCGGTTCCTCCGCAAGGAACCTTCTCTAATTAAGCCAAATCGGGCGGCTGATACACAGCTTGAAATTGTCTAGCACCTACACTACACGTTATTTTTCTTGTTTGCAATAGATGGTATAGACGCGAATACGCATAGCGAAAAACGTTAGAGCGTCGGTCGTCCAAGCGTCTAGCTTTTTCGGTCGTATGCGCCAAATTTTCCGTCCGGCACGGTTGAGAGAGTTTTCCGAGCCGAAAACGTAGAGCAGTACGATTAACTTAGCTGTGCGGACGTTTAGGCCATGAGTACCGATACTTAACATTTCGGTATCAGGCGTGCTCATGTACTGCCAAACAGTATTAAGTAAATCGGCGTCTTTCTGATCTACCTCGATACCGTAATCCTCTGAGCGATCTTCAGGCCCCGTGTAATCCTCGGAAAAATCCGTTTTATCACGCGTCAACGCTAATGCTTTTTGAACTGCGTACGTAATCGAAATATTTTTGATAACCTTATCGCGATACGCTCGGCGCCAGTTATCGAGGCGCGGTCGTAAATCTGCGATTAACTGTTTTTCTTTATTGTCCATTAATCCTCCTGATTGTTTTAGTTAAGATTGATAGGCGGTTGTTCGTCTGTGTAACTGAGACATTCCCAGCCGGCGCCGGCTTTTTTAGGTCTAGGCGCAACTATGTAGAGTTGAAGCGGGTATTTAGAGCTGAAAACTTTGCATTTGACTTTTGCGTCGTCTGCGATGATTCGGAACGAGCCCTTAACCTCGAAAACTACTAACGACATGTCATTGAGCAGTACGAGAAAATCAGGCGTATAGCGACACTGGTTATCTGCAATCTTGAACGAGACAGCTTCAAACCAGTAATCGACAATTTCGCCGCTTCGCTTACGAGTTTCGAGCATGGCTGCAAACGCGGTTTCAGTCTTATTCATTTCGCCAGCACGTAAACGCCCTTTAGCTTGCAAACACTTGTTCATTCTTCTTCCTGATTACTTTGTATAAACGACCGAAAACGCGCCAAATTAAGGCACGGCGTTCTTCTGTAAGGTTTGCGTTCCATTCATGTGTTTCGAAATACTGCTGATAACCCATCATCAGATACGCGTGAAACTTCTTATGAATCGAGTAATGCTCCAGCCCTAAAATTTCCTCAATTTCTTTAGGTGTTTTATTCAATGACGCTAGGCGTACGACTTCAAAGCAGTAGTCTGAGAAATCCATACTTTTAACGTCGCGATCGTTTTCGAAGCTCATGTTTTCAATCTCCTCGGAAATGCGGTTTTTAGCGTCGCTGTGCGATCATTTGCGCGTGAGTGCGCCAACGTTCAAACTGCGAATAAAAAGCGCGTCTGCGTTGAATTTGGTCGTCTTGCGCACGTTTGAAACGTGTACAGCGTGCGAAACTAATCGGATAGCATTCACCCGGAGCACGAGATTCGTGTAAACAATAGATATTCATGTCTCCGAACGAGGTCTTAGGCGGAACGTGCTTGTTCCCGGCTCCGTCGATCCAGTACGACGCGGCATGAGCGCAGTAGAGACAGCAACCACGATTCATAAAAACCGCCTCCAGTTGAAAAACGCAGATGAAAATGCGACTCCTATTGCTAGGTACATATCCCATTCGTCAAACGTTTTAGGCGTTCGATTTGTTGCGATGTCTAGCGTTTCACAGAACGAAATCAAGCCACCGTACATACCCAGCATGAAAAAGAATTTATAAAACCAGCGAATCATTTCTTATCCCTTGATTACGAACGACGAAACGGCAGCGACAAGGAGAATTACGATAAATATCGTTCTATCGAACCTGTCCCCGTCAACTACTGAATCAAAAAAGAAGTCACAAAAGGCGCTAATTCCGCCGCAATAAGCTAAAAGCTCAATAAATTTTTGAATACTGAAAGACATCGTTAGCGTCTCCTCAAAATCCAAATAACCGCGGCAAATTCGATTAACCAAACGACTAAGGTCATAAGCACAAAAGCGTTAACGTTAGTAATTCCGCTTAATCTCGATACGCTGAACGCGATAACTAGCGCAATGAGCAACGAGACATAAAGAAAAACAAAAGCCAAAACACGATCTTTCATTCGTTTTCCTTCTTAAACATCAAAATTGCTAGCTTCGTCAGTACGTACGCGTTAACTAAAACGACCGGAGCAACGAAAATCGTTATGAGTACGTAAGATTCGAATGTCATGCTTTCTCCTTAGAAATACGGTTCGATTACTTTTTCTTCGTCCGGCGCCGGAATGTCTTTTGTAAGCGTTGGACGGACGGGGATACGTAACATCGACGTGCAGAAATTGAGCGATGCGTTATCGCGCCATAGCTTGATAAAACCTTCATATCCGCCGTGGCGTTGTTTGCAGAGATTGAGTACGAAATCCGGCTTACTGTCGTCTACGTCTTTACCCTCCGCTCGTTTTTGAACTTTCGAGTAATCGCGAGCGAGTACGAAAACGTTACAGGCGATGTTTGTAATGTTTGACGAGCCTTTAATCGAGTCTTTCGTAGCGGCGTCGAATACGTTGAACGATTTAGAGCTTGAATCCGAACGCTTACGACAATGAGCGACTACAACGATATGAACGTTATTAGCGCGTGCGAAGTCAACGAGCTGGCCCATTACGTAATCTGTTTCCTCTTTATCGATGTCGTCACGTACGCACATCATTAACGAGTCAACAAAGAGGATGTTGGACTTGTAATACTTAACTGCTGCTTCGAGCAAACGAATTAGCTCGTCCGGTTCGACTTTTCGCTGTAAATCGCAAATATGCAGACGTGTGGCGTATTCATTGAAAAAGAGTTCGATATCTTTTTGTTCGATAACACGTTTATCGCGAGAACAAACGACCTGAGTAAGCATTCGCTCAATCGTCCTAACCGGCGCCATCTCAAAGGAAGCGATGTAAAGCGAGGCCCCAGCCGCTAACAGGTGCAAGCCAATTTGTCCGAGTAAAAGCGATTTTCCGGAGCCGTTCTCGCCGGCTAAAACGGTCAACTCGCCCGGACGAAACTCGAAATCAATCGCTTTTTCTTTTCCGTCGAGTGTCGTTTGTTTAAACGGCAGTACGTACTTAGCGACGTGGTGTTTTTTCTCGTCAAGATAAACCTGAAAATCGTTACGAAATTCTTGAATGTCTTTCGTTACGTAAAATTCATCAGGACGACTCGCCAGCTCGGTATATTCTGCGAGTGACGTTGTAATCTGCTGGCCGCCGAGCGGGTCGGCCCAAAACTCAGGCGAATCTGTAATATTTTTTGTTGACATCATCATATTTCCAAGCGATTAGTTGTCTGTTTTTGAACATGACCGTAACAACGACTGATTTCGGTCTGAGTACAGGTATGGCACGCATCCAGCGCGTTAACGTTTCTCTCAGTTGAGGCGTATCGTCAACGTCGAGGAAATCGATTAGTACGTTTTTTCCCTCGATAAAATGAGTCTTGAGCTTCATAGGGTCATCGGAGAATGAAAAAAGTACGATCGGTACGTGTGGGCGCCGTTCAGGTAATTCTTCAATCCCCTCGCGAACTATCGCGTCAGCTTGATAGAGTCGTAATTCATCCTCTGTGAGTACAGGGAAAAATACGAGCTGAGAAGTCGTGAACGCCTCGGGATATTCGTAAAACGTACGCCCCTCGTTATCACGTACCATCGCGGCAGCTGAAAACATCATTTGGCCTCCTTCTTAACGACTCTTTCGAGCTGTGACAGGTCTTTGATGTCATACGCATACGTCGATTTCGCCATGATTCTGTCGAAACATTCGCGAGCGCTCGGAGCGTATTCGACTGGCGGAAGTTCAGGCTGATAATCCTCAGCTTTTACCCACACGGCGTTAGGGTCTCTAGCTTCAACCCATTCAGCTTTAAAGCCTACCCAGTTACGAAGAATGACCTCATTCAACGCTTCTTCTAACGTCCATCCTGCGTTTTTTGCCTCGTTACGAATTAACGAGAGAACGCGATCAGTCACCGGCGCCTTCTTTTGTTTTCTATGTTTTAAAAAGTCAGCCCATAATTCCGCGCTCACGTCGTCAGGCTTTACTACGCTAGTTTGCGTTTTAGTAGCCACCCCACGGGAATGAGGTTTTTCTTCGGTTTTTGGTTTAGAAGAAGCAGGTGCGGTTTCTACGACCTCGGACACCTCGACGAGTGGTAGTTCATCTTCTACCGGTTCAGAGCGTGCATCTATATTTGATTTAGTATTGGTATAGTCTTGATATAGTTGAGTGTCATTTTTGCTACCACTTTCCTGCAAAAATGTAACCACTCCACTAACGTTTTTGTCACTAGTAGCATTTTCGTTACTAGTGACATTTTTGTTACTACTTCTAGTTACGTTATTGTTACTAGTATCATTTTTGTATCTAGTATCGTTTTTGCCACTGCTTTTAGTGTCTTTTTTGTCACTAGTAGCATTTTCGTTACTAGTATCAAATTTGATACCGCTTTCAGACTTGAAAACTTCTTTAGTAACTTTCGCTTGCTCGAAACCGTTATTTATCTTTTGTACGTTTAATGCGTAAAAATTACGTGAGCCGCGTCCAGCGTTAAAAACTTTTAACCATTCGTTAGATGATAAAAACGATACTGCTTTAAACACGGTTCTTCGGTCTAATTCTGTTTCTAGCGAGATCGTTTCAGTAGATGGGCGGCAGTTTGTACCGTCATCATCCGCATAGTCGCAAAGACAGCGTAAAACTGCTTTAGCGCTCGGATTGCCGAGCGTACATTTAGCCGCGTTACGAGAGAGTAAGAAACTCATAACGACACCTCAGTGAGCTTTTTTCCAAATCGCCAAGTCCGGAAACGCTAATTTGAAATACGGAATACGGCTTTTAGGAATGCCTGTAACGCGCCACAATGAAACCGCGCACGGCGTTATTCCCAACTCTCGAGCGATAGCAGCTTGGCGTCCCTTGTCTCTAGAGAACTTTCCTTCATATCTGGAAAGCACCTCTCTAAATGCTTCCTTTCTAAAATCGTCCTGATTCATAATCCGACCAAATAGTTTAGTTTTTCAACTATTCATTATATAGTTTTCTAAACGTTTGTAAATCTAAATATTCCGTTCACGTTTATTTACTTTTGTGTTTAGTTTTCTTAATATCAAGCAAAAGTGAAAGGAGTTGTTATGAGTTTCGCAACGCGTTTACAAAAACTGATGAAGGAGCGGAATCTTTCAATCGGAGACGTATCAAGGGCAACCGGCGCCGCTAAAGCAACGGTTAAATGGTGGGTTGACGGAAAGACACTTCAACTTAAATATGACGATGCCGTCGGTTTAGCTAAGTTTTTCGGAGTTAATGTAGATTGGCTGATGTCCGGAAATGGGCCAGAGCTCACGGAAGACAATCCGAATACTGTAACTATTAGGAAAGTAAATCTACAAGGTCTTTGCGGAAAGTATCCGCAAGTAACTGCTCCGGTTGAATTCTCTGACGAATCGGAATTGGTCGATACGATACAAGCAGGTGCCAAGTGGTTTTTTAATAATTTTCCCCACTATGCACCTGAAGATGTGAATATCGTTACCGCGACAGGAGATAGCATGGAACCGTTGATAAGCGAAGGTGACCTTGTTTTTGTTGATACTAAATCTCGCGTATGCGACCGTGACGGTATCTATTTCTTGTATTTGGACGGTCAATACTTTATTAAGCGTGTACAGCGATCTATCGGAAAGAAGCTAATCTTAATTTCTGAGAATCAAAAATATCGTGATATAGAAATAGAAAGCGACTCCCAAGTCGAGTTTTTTACGATTGGGCGCGTTATCAAGTCATTTAAAACCGTCGGTTATTAGACAAATGCAGAGCCGCTTGTGAGCGGCCTATTTTTTTATTTTTCTAAATACAAGTAAATTACTTGTATATAATACATATTGTCGTTTAATCCTTTTAATGGTGGCAATATGGGTAGAGAAAATAGCGGAATAGCAGCTAACAAAAAAAGAACCTTGGAAGAAAGAAGAGCATTAGCGGCAAAAATGCTTGCAAGTAAAAAGTATCTGAAAACTCTTCCGAGGTCTGCTTATGAAGGCGTTATAAATATTTTTGATATACGGTTGTCGGTGTGTGTTTTGGACGATGGAAGGAGACTAGTTTCTGAGTCAGACATCCAAGATCAATTAGGAGGGAGCGGCGGAAAATCTTTAAAACTAAGAAAAAATCTTGAAGAAGACATTGATGGACCAGTTCCATTATTTCTTGCGTCAAAACCTCTTATCCCGTTGATTAAAAGACATTTTACTGAAGGGGACCTAGAGCCTATTATTTATAGAAAAGAAAACAAGGTTTGCAAAGGGTATAGCGCCGAGATAATTCCTAAAGTATGCGAAGTTTGGCTAGAGGCAAGAGATCAGAATCTATTACAAGCACAGCAATTGCCGAAGGCTAAGAAAGCAGAGATTTTAGTAAGAGGTTTCGCAAGGGTTGGTCTTATCGCATTGATTGACGAGGCCACTGGATACCAAAAAGATAGAGAACGAGACGCACTAGCAAAGATTCTCGAGGCGTTTGTAACTAAGGAATTGCAACCTTACATAAAAACATTTGATGCTGAATATTATCAAGAAATCTTTAGATTACGAGATTTGCCGTACCCTCCAAAATCAAATCCTAATTTCAGACCTCAATATTTTGGAATATTAACAAATGACATCGTTTATGATCGGCTAGCGCCGGGGGTTAAAGAGGCCCTAAAGAGAGAGGCTCGTCAGATGGGAAAAAGATACAAATACCATCAATTTTTGACAGCTGACTACGGAAGACAAGAATTGATAAAGCACATTGCTATGTGTATTGGATTTATGAAAATATCAAATAGCTGGGAAGAATTTAAAGGTCTTTTGGATAGGGTTAAACCGAAATACAACCAGTTACCGCTAGACCTAAACAAGTAATCAAAAAAACTAAACCGCCTTCGGGCGGTTTTTTTTGCGCCTAAATATAAGTAATTTCCCTAATTTTACAAAAAATATCGTTTAGAAAACTTGATATTGTCGGTTAGTTTATTTATTATTCTATTCAGAAATCCAAATGAATAACGGTTGGATTTCCGAACGGAGAAATAAAGAAACATAGTTTGAAACCGACAATTTAGGGCAGTGGGGACTGGTTAAATCGAACTAACCTGCCGTGAAGTCGAAAGACGATGAACGAAAAAATGCCAGCCGCCGATTACGGGCGGTGTCTGAGGCGAAAGTCGCCGAACGACAAAGAGGCCTGACGGTCTGTAAAGCCGTCCTTGGGCGCCATAGACCCCCTCTTAAATACTAAGTGATTGATACGCGTATGAGTAGAAAACATGCGCTGAGGTGAATTAAGACAGCCAAGAACAGAAAGTCTTACGAGGTTACTAGTTACCAGCATACATAAAAGCTAGTTGAGTTACACGCTCTCGCAAGAACAGCAGCAGAGCGTAAACAAAAGCGCGTCGGCTAACGTGTTTCGGAGGATTTCTCGTTAGCGTCCTTCGGCGCGCTTCTGTTTTTTTAACCCTGTGTTTTTTAGTTGGAGAAAAAACATGTTAGCCACGTATGAACGTAAAAAAGTTACTGAGTACACGTCGTTTAAAAACGAATTTAGAGTGTTTTACAAAGACGAATACGTTTGCGACCTTTTGAAGGTTGATCGTAAAAAATGGATGTTTTCAGCGTTTAGACCTACGCATAAATCTAAAGGTTTACAGGATTTTCTTTATTGCAATAGCTATTCGAGAACCTTCCAAACAGAGAAGGAAGCAACCGATTACTTAGAAAACTTTCTTTCTGCTTATGAAGCTGGTGAACGTCTAGCTTAATCAATTTTCGAACTATTAGGAATTTACTAATAGTTCACATAAACAAGTCCCCGCGTCGTTTTCTTAATTAACTGTTAGTTCCAGTTTTTTACGGCGACGGGGACTTTTTTATGTGGTCTTTATTACATAGAAAAGGAGAAACATCATGTTCTTCAAAGGCATGAGCGGCGCTCAGTTGGCGGTCATAACTGCGGCATGGGTGCTTCTTCTTACGTGTCTCGTTCGATTAGTTCGCCAGTTAGTTAATAACGTAAGCGTCGAAAACGTTAAAGACTTCGCCGGCGCCGTATGTTTTTTCGGCGCGATAGTTTTAGCGTTCTGTATGCCTGAGCTAATCGCCTCTCTAATTAAATAAACGCCTCAATCGCTGTAACGACTGAGGCGTTTTTATTGAAAACATCTGAAATTCAGTAATAAAAAGGATAAACCTTATGAGCTATGCTTGTCTAGTGCTTGGTGAAAGCGGCAGCGGTAAAACGTGCTCGCTAAGAAACTTCGATCCGGCTAAGTGTTTACTTATTCAGCCGCTTCGTAAACCTCTGCCGTTTCGTAACAACGGCTGGAAAGAAAAAACGCGTGAGAATCCGAACGGGAACGTCTATGTAACGTCTAACCCGTCTTACATTCTCACCGCTATGCGTCGTACGCACGCAGACATCATCATCGTTGACGACTGGCAGTACATTCTTGCTAATCAATTTATGGCGCGTCGTAACGAAAAGTCGTTCGACAAGTTCACTGACATCGGCGGCGTAGGTTTCGACGTTGCTAAGACAGCCTCCGAGCTGGCTGAAAATAAACGCGTTTACGTGTTAGCGCATACGCAGACCGACGAGTTCGGACGCGTCCGGATTAAGACACTGGGCAAGCTGTTAGACGACAAAATCGTCGTTGAAGGCATGTTTACTACAGTGCTTCGTACTCACGTCGAAAACGGTAATTATCTCTTTTCAACGCAAAATAGCGGCTCTGACACCGTTAAATCACCTATGGGAATGTTTAACGAAACACTCATAGATAACGATCTCGCGGCTGTAGATCGCACTATCTGCGAATTCTACGGCCTCGAATCGTCCCCCTCTCACACTTCACTTACTAACAACAGGATGGTAGAAAATGCTACATACTGAAATGACCTTAGACGTTAAAGCCGCACGTACTGTAGGCGGCACTTCTTTTATCACGACCTCCGGCGCATACGTCGGTTCGATCACTGCTGCACGCATTTATGAATCTAAATCCGGCGCCGAAATGCTCGATATCGATTTCGAGACGCTCGAACTCGAACGTGCTCACATGAGCATGTGTATTTATGACAAATCAGGTAAACCGACTTTCTCTAGAGCTATTCTCGACAGCCTGATGACTGTTTGCCGCGTACGCAGTCTCAAAGCTGAGCAACGTCGTTTTAAAGACCGTCAAGGCACAGAACAAGTCGGATATTTCTTCGTTGATCTCATGAGCAAGCCTATCGGTCTGCTCATTCAGGCGGCGCCGGAAGAATACGATATCAACGGCGAAATTAAAACGATGGTTCGTTTGAATCTTATTACACCGTTTGACCCTCGCACACGTCAGAATGCAGCCGAAATCCTCGACCAATCCGAAGCTAAGGCCGTTGACGCTAAGCTGAAGAATCTTAAAGACAAACCGCTAAAAAAACTAGCAGCTCAATCGTCTAACGGATTCGAAAGCGCACCAGCGCCTAGAGGCGCTTACGCGGCGGCTCCGGCGCAAGTTCCTCCAGCGGCGCCGGGTGGCGATTTCTCACCGGACGAAATCCCCTTCTAAACGAATTACAGGGCGCTCGCTAATAACGGTCGCTCTTTTTGCATGAAAGTTAATGTTAATTTTTTGTACGTTATTAACGGTTACTACATCGTTATGCGTAACGACAAACGTATCGGAACGCTGAGATTTTTGCCTAAAAAAGGGTGGATATACGTCACCGAATGGGCAGGTAAATCGTTCGATGAACAAGTGCTCGACGATTTTATTTGTAACTGGCTTAACGATTACGGATTTGCTTGCCGACGCGATATCGACAGAATTAAAGAGCTGGTTCGAGAGGCCGTGGACACGTGGGAGATGTGCTATGCGTGTTAGTTACGTTTGGCACGATCACGAATGCTACTTAGTTACGCTAGACGGCACGCTTGTAGGAATGCTTTTTAAAACGTTCGAGGGTTACTGGACGTTTAAACCTTACGAAGTTGATGACGACGAATTACAAGCGTTTTTAGAAGCCTCGTTCCCGTCGGCTTACTACGAAAAACTAATCATCGCTAAACGCGAAATCAACAAAAAACTTCGAGGGTGGTGCGGATAATGCAGACAGTACGATTTGAAAAATATATCGGAGCATTCTATTTTGTTTATTACAAAAGTTTGCCAATCGGTCTTTTAACAAAAATCAATAAAAACAAATGGGGCTTCTCTCCTTTTTTGATGTTTAAATCCGATAAATACATTTTTAAGTCTTTAAATGATGCAAAAAGATTTGTACGTATTCAAATTAACGATTTTGATTGTTTTTGGAGACAATTTGTTAAAAAATTTGAGTTGAACAATTTAAAAGCGATGGACGTATTAAAAAAGGATATTAGTCAAACACACGAAGTAATTTGTAACGCGCAAACGAAAATATTTGAGGCGAACGAATAACTAGGTACTATCGTTACAACTGGTGCGATCTGCAAGAAATACATCAAACATTCGACTTAATCGATTTGTGCGAATTTACAAATGTTAATGCTGAGTTCGTTGTCGAAGGCATTCAAGCTGTCGTTCGTAAATCGTTTATTTCGATACCCGGTCACGGTTGCAAGATGTACGGCTATTTAAACGAATGCAAGCACGAATACATTATTTCGTTTCTGCTTGACGTGATGGACACGTTAGCAAACGCAGCCGAAGTCAATTTACCGCAAAAAGAGCGTTACCTGCGATGGTACGAACTGCTCGACAAGCTGTATTTAAGACTAAGACAAAAACCAGTCGCATACGATGACAAACCCGCTGAGTAAGCGGGTTTTCTTTTGGAGGAAAAATGAATATCGAGCTTGTACTTCATACCCCCAGAACGCGAATTCTTTTGATTAATGAAACACCATACGGGCAGTTGATTAAAAAGAGAATCGACAATTACGCCTTTTGGTGTTTTCAGCCATGGGGAGATGACATCTGCGTTGATGTTGATCTTTTTCATGTCATCGTGGATTACTGCCAATTCAAATTATTCATGACTGAATGAAAATTTTTCAAGCAGGTTTTGCGTGAGATTCAAAAATACCTAAAGGAAGAAAAATGACCAGCTACACGATTACGAAATACGAGTATTACAAATACTCGCTCGACGATTACAAAGAAATCAAAAATGCGTTTTCTGAAATTTTCGCAGATCACGATGCTACGTCAGCGATTATCTTAATTACGAGTCTCGGAATTTTAAAGTTGTTAGAAGAAGGATTTGGCTACGTAAAAGACGCTGAAAGCGTTCTAATCGGCGAAGAAAATCATCGTTACATTATTCGTTTTTTCGATAGAGAAATCGAGGATTTAAAGGACGAAATAAGACAAGGCTTTAATACAAGCTGGCACGATGAATATAGAGATTGGCTTCAAACATTAAGCGAAATTCGTCAACACTTAATTAACAAACCTCCGGTTATAAACAAATGAAAGGAAAACATCTTAGATCGTTACTTAAAGTAATCCCGAAAAATAACATACGATATTTCCTTAATGGATTGTATGTAAATTTTGACTATAGAGAAATTGCGGCAACTGACGGGCATATTTTGGTTTTACTTGAAAACCTTGAAGAGTTGAATATTTACGGAACTGGTGAAGCAATCATACCTAGAAACGTTATAGAAGCAGCTACTAGCGTTTGCGATCCTAACGCAAATGTCTACATTACAAACACTGAGTTTTCTATTGGCGATTTAACGATTAAATATAAGCAGATTGAAGGAAAATACCCTGATTTTAGAGTTGTATTTCCTAAAAAAGAAACGACTTACGAGGATAGCCGGTTTTGCTGGTTTCAATCTGAATTCGTGAAAATCGTTGAAAAGATAGCAAAAGATTATGTAATCGACTTTAAATTTTTTCCTCCTGAAAACGAAGAAATTAGCCCTTTAAAACTAACTGGCGTTAGTTCCGATTGCTCTGCATCTGTAACGGTCTTTCTTTGTAAGTGTGAGGTGGATATCAACGGGAAAAAGGAGTCTAAATAATGCCTATTAAAACGTCATTTTTCGGATACGTCAGAGCGTTTGATCTCAATGGCGAAAACATAACAAGGGATACAGCTATAAACGGCATTAAGTTGAAAGCAGATGATGGGTATGCGACTTTAATTTTTAGAACGATTCCTGAAAGAAAAGTAGCTGAAATTGGAATGAGCCTCGAGGCATGGAGGTTGATTACGAAAGGTGTAGACCTTCAACTTAAAAGCAAGGAGAAAAACGATGTGGATGATTAAAGACCCTACTTTAAAGGAAAAGATCAATCATTTGCTATCGGATGAAATAGTTGCACAGGGTTGCAATCGACAAATGGACGATAACTCAGATTACATTTTGTTGTCCTGTGGGGAAGTAGACATCAGACTTAAGAAAGAAAGTTTTGAAAACGTTCCTGAGTACGATCCTAACGACTGGAACCCATACCCGGAGGTAAAACCGCCAAGGCGTGGATATTACTTAGTCACACGTTTACGTACACGCGATAACGGAGACACCTACAAGGGGGTTGATCTATGTTTATTCGGTTTAAATAATAGCGATATTTTTGCGAACAGCAACATTCTCGCATTTCGTGAATTACCCGAACCTTACGACTCTATGCCGTGAGAAGACGACGACAGCGAACCGGAAGGAGGAGACTAACGAATGGCGAATAAGTATCGATTCAAAAATAAGGCACTTGAAAACGCATTAGGAGTACTTTATGGACGGGAATACGTAGAAGATCAGGTCAACAGGCAAATGACGAATACAACGTCATACATTTGTTTCGAGTTAGATCATAGTTCTACTACGATTTCTAAAACAGAAATCGCTGAAGTTAAAGAATATAACCCCAACGGCTGGAATCCCTTTCCTGACGTTCTTCCACCTGAAGGAGGTTATTACTTAATTTTCTTAGGCAGTGATAGAGAGATTCCTATAACAGTAGATAAATACGAAATTAACGGATTAAGTGAATACTGGAAATCTTTCTTTAGATACGAAGTTTTAGCTTTTAGAGCGCTTAACGTCGAACCTCCGGCGCCGGAGGAATTGCAAGAATGACCGCCAAAAGGCGGTTTTTTTATGGAGTTAATAAATGTCTAGCATATTTTCACTAGGCGAAGTCATTAGCTGCGTCGATGGAGAAATACTTATTTACGGCTGGCTTAAACCTGATGAAGCTGTTAAAGCCATTGAAAATTATTTTGATGAAGTTATTCAGCCATCTGACGTTAAAGAAATAAAGTGTGAGTTATTTAAATACGTTCCTTGCAGAAACAATTCAGATGGATACCCGGGCCTCTATTACCCATGCCAAAAATGTGCGAGGGGTGCAATCAAAGCAACTCACGTAACTCTTAAATGACGTTTATAGACCCCTGAGAGAACCGTTCTCTTTACAACGAATCATGAAAAACGCTAAACTTATCTCGTCTGCAAAAAACAGACGCGGGATTGGCGTCCCGTCTTTCAAGTGGCGATCAGTCGCCGAGAGGCGTTTTTTTATGGCTGATTGCAAGGGCGTCCAGCTTTTGGACTCCCTTTAAAAGTCTCCTACGAGCGGGACTTTCGGGGTATCGAAAGATACGCCGTTTCCACTTGACGGTACGCCAACCCGAAAGTTCCTGCTCGCCACATTGGCGTGTGGTGCGGGATTAAATAATCCTCAAGTGGAGACATTAAATGTCGAATTCTTTAGCTTTAACAAACTTCCAATTCGAAGACTGCTCTATTCGCGTTTTTGGCGATTTTCTCAAGCCTCTTTTTGTTGCCGTTGATGTTTGCAACGCTCTTAAGTTAACAAATCCGTCCGAATCTCTTAAAGCTTTAGCTCCGTTCGAACGGGCTAAGTTAAACTTAGGGGTGGGAAAACCCGATGTTAACGCCGTTACTGAAAGTGGTCTCTACACTCTGATTCTCCGCTGCCGTGAAGCAGTTAAAGAAGGGACGTTCGCGTATCGTTTTCGCATTTGGGTCACAAATGAGGTTCTTCCGACAATCAGGAAACAAGGTTATTATCAATGTCCTGTTTTAGAACGCCTCGAAACGCTGACTCCAGCGCAACAAGACGCGATTCGTAAGAAAGTCGCTGAGCGCGCACTTCTTTCGACAACGAACTACAAAACGATCTACAAGGCCCTCCGGCTTCGATTTCAGGTTTCACGTTTTGAACTTATTCCACGGGATAAATTCATCGAAGCTTTGAATTTCATTCGAGACGTTGAGTTAAAAGCGCCAGTCGTACAAGAAACTAACACTTGTTTGTTCTCGTACGACCCTGCGACGTTAACGAAAGAAGAATTGAGATTGTTAGGTCATCTTGTTTACATGCTTGACTTCGCCAAGCCTACATATCGACAGATTTACGAAGGTCTGCATGCTATGCAGTCAAGCATGTCGCCTCGATTCTATTCACTAATGACTGAAACATCATTTTCAGCTACGGCGATGAAACGAGTTTTAGACCGAAACCGCGTGAATTACCGATTGCCTGAATAATTAACCGGCGCCCCTGAGAAATCAGGGGCTTTTTTATTACCTCACATGAAGAAAGAATACGTATCAAAAGCCGAGTTAGACGCTCATAGAAAATTAGTTAATTTAGCGTGGTCTTTAGGTACTTCGCTACATCGTTTAGAAAGTAATCAAACAGTAGCAACGCCAGCCCTTTTGTACCTAAAAGAGGAAAAAGATCAGGACGAATTTATCGCTAAAACGTTTCTAACGATGCTCGAAGAAGAGATTTCAATCGTCAAAAAAATGGAACGCGATATATATGCAGTTTTATTTAATTTAAGGATTAATGATGAACAAAATCGAAATTCATAAAACGTTATGCGATCAGCTAAACGACATTTACAGCCGCAAAAATGCGGATTACGGCGACTCTTTCGCGAAAGTACGTAAGGAGGTGCCTAACGCGATCTTAGTCCGCTTAATGGACAAAATGGAGCGTATTAAAACACTTTTACTTAATGGCGAACGCCTCCAAGTCTCTGACGAAAAAGTCGATGACACGTTGCTTGATCTCGCTAATTACTGCCTTATGGAAGTAGTCGAACGTCGTAACGACAAGGAGGCGAAGATATGAGGTACATCGTTAATCATCCGCCCTCTTATTTGGAGAGCGTTTCTTTACGACAGCGCGACTGGGACGGCGCCCCGAAGTCAGAAAATGATTTAGCAGTAGTCGTATATCTCAAAAATAGCAATCTCTATACGACTACGCTAATTCTTGACTTCGATAAAGCGAAGTGGTTGCGCGATCAACTGAATAACGTTATTACAGCGGCGCCAGTCTTTATCAACAACAAAGTAGCGTTAAAAGCGATAGATGAGGCTTAATCATGCCAAGAAAAATCATACCGTTACGCCCGCAGAAACAAGTAGATCAGGCGATCAAAAACTTCATTCTCGATAAATCGCATAGAGAAACGCGAGTAACTCTTTGCTTAGGCGGGGGCACGGCTATTAGTTTGAAAATATTTAAAACTAGCGTTAGAGCGTATCGAACTTATAGTAATAATCATGTTTTTCTTGGCTATTACTATAGCGAGGATCTAGCGACTGATCCTGAGCTGATTGATTATCAAATGCCTCCTGAGCCGTACTATACGTATGACGAAATTCTTCAAAGAGCTGAAGAAGTTAAGTGTTATGGACGTGTGATTAGCGACGATCCTATAGGAAAAATTAACGTTAAAGATTCAAAATGCGTAAACGGAAAGCTCGTACCTAATAACTTCTATAAAGATTATCCGATACAGCCGCCTAGTCTGAGTATCGTTGACCCGTTTAAATTTAAATCCCTTTCAGATTCAGTAAGAGAAGCGTTAAGCGATCAACCGGCGCCAGCTAAGGCAGCGCCCTTAAAGCCTGAATCTATCGGGGTTTCTGAGAAAAAAGAGACTGTTTCGTCATCACCTAAAACTAACGAAAACGACGATCTCAAAGAGTCGTTAAAACGACGCCTGAGATTACTCGACCTAAAAATCGAACGAGAAGAAGTTTTAAATCAGTTAGCCGCTTTATAGCGGCTTTTTTAATGCCCTAATACATGAACATGACAAATAATAGATTACTTTGCTGGTTTTCCTGCGGCGCCGCCAGCGCTGTAGCGACGCATACCGCAATCGAGATTAACAAAAGAGAGAAACGCTTCGATGAAGTCGTAGTCGCGTATACCGAAGTCAAAGAAGAGCATCCGGATAACAAGCGGTTTTTAAAAGACTGCGAAAAATGGTTTGGTGTGCCGATTACGGTTTTACGTAATGAAAAATACGACGGCTCTATCGTTAATACGTTTGAAAAATGCCGTTACATGGCTGGAATTGCTGGAGCACCCTGCACGCGTCTATTAAAAAAGGAGGTTCGTAAAAGTTTCGAGAAACCTGCTGATACTCAAGTTTTCGGCTACACAATCGAAGAAAAACGACGCTTAGATAGATTTATCGACGCTAACAATAACGTAAAAATCTGGGCGCCGCTGATCGACTTCGGACTTACTAAAGCCGAATGCCTTGAAATCCTTGAGCGCGCTGACATCGCATTACCTGCGATGTACAAATTAGGCTATCAGAATAACAACTGTATCGGCTGTGTGAAGGGGGGTGGGTTATTGGAATAAAATACGGGTTGACTTTCCAGAAGTGTTTCAAAAACGTGCTGAGCAGTCGAGACGCCTAGGCGCGAGACTATGCAACTATCAAGGAAAACGAATGTATTTAGACGAATTGCCGCCGGACGCTGGAAACTATCCGACAGAGATCATGCCGGAGTGCGGTATAGCGTGTGAATACGTTTTAGACATCACTAAATGACGAAATCAAAAGACAAAGAGGCCGCGTAACTGCGGCTTTTTTTATGGGTGGAATATGGAATTACAGGAAAAACTAGAGTCTATCGCTAACCGATATGGTCTAAATGTTCAGCTTCTAAAGTTAGCTGAGGAATGCTCCGAATATTCCTCAGCTGTTCACAAATACCGCGTCATCATTAATTGCGGGGATGAAAACGACGGTAACGCAAGAAAGTATTTCAGAAAACTTGAAAAAACTGCGGCTGAGGGCTGCCGCAACAAACTCGCTGACGTTCTCGTTTTAGCTAGACAGATCGAATATCTAATGAAAGACGAGCAGGCGTTTAACGACGAAATGATTCGTTTGATGAACGCAAAAGCAGACAAAAAACTAAAACAAATTGAGGCCGAATCAAAATGAACATGCAAGAAAAGATTCAAGCTATCGCCGACTTTTACGGCTTGAAGTTACAGATATGCAAGTTAGGCGAAGAAGGCGCTGAGCTTGGCGCGGTCATCGCTAAAAAATTCGTCCAGCTTCAAACAGGACAACTCATTTACAAAGATGAGCTAGTAACGATGCGCCTGCTCGATCAAGTCGATGGCGCTATCTGCGAGGAATTAGCAGACGTTTTACTCGTAGCTCGTGAAATCGAATATCTCATGTATACGCATCATCCTGAATACGCGGAATACATCGAAAACATCATGCGCCAAAAGGCCGACAGACAAATCGAACGAATAAAAGAAGGTACGAAACAATGAATCACTTGAAAATTTCTCTCAAACACAATACAGACAAAATCGAAATTCCCGAATGGGCGAAAATGATCATTCTCAACGCTGATACCTATGAGGAATACAGCGAGGAAAAATTAAACGCTATTTATAGCCTATTCGCAAAAACGCTCGGAATGACCGCCGACGAATTGCGCATGAAATATCTCGTTCGTTTTCACGTTCGATTCAAACAATCGTATTCAGAGTATTACGTCGAGTTTTTCGACTCTGTAGTCAATAACAGTAAATTGAAATTTTAGAGGTGCGTCATGAGCGATATTGATTACAAACGTCTAGCGCAAGAAATTGTAGCCGAGCAGAGTAAAGAGTTTTTATCATTTGACGAAGTTTGCGTAATGCTCGGATATAAGCCTAGATCCAGCGCAGTAAAGAAAATCACCGAGCAGGATGATTTCCCGTTATCTACTCAGTTGACAGAAACAGGCTATCGTCGATGGTTCAAAAAAGACGTGCTCAACTGGATAGAGAAACAACGGCAAGCGCGTTCTAAATGCGCGCTCTCCGCCTGTTATGCTAACCGAGTCGCTTAGCAATATCCTCAGCGCTCGCTCGGTAGTACTTCATTAACATCTTTATATTTTTGTGTCCCGTCTGACGTGCTAACGCTAACACGTCTAGGCGGGGCGCCCCCGTCTGAGGGTCAGGCGACGCGGCCCACGTCGCGAACGTAGCGCGCCCATCGTGGAAATTCAAACCCTCTTTTATCACATTTCCCGCCGAGTCTCTAACCTCACCGAGGCCGGCGCGGTCTCTTAATTTGCGCCAAAGCGCATCTCTCCTAGTATCGCTTAACGCTGAAAATACTTTAGGCGAGCCATCTTTCTTACTCTCAATCACTAAATTTAAAAGTCTTTTAGCGTCACTCGATAACGCTACGTCTCTACGTGAGTTCGTTTTCGTAACCGGAGCCGGTAGGTGAATAACGTTACCGTCGATCCATTTTTTATCTATAGCAAGTATTTCTCCGGCACGCATACCAGTACGACAGCTAAAAATAAACGCTAAAGCGGTCAACTGCGTTGAATTTAGTGGAGGCGTTTTTCCATCCCAGCCAGCAGCCAAAATAATTGCTTCTTGTTCTTCTTCAGTAGCTACGCGCTCGCGATGATCCGCGGCTTGAGGCCACCTTACGCCCGCTAGCGGATTATTTTCAATCAGCTCTAATTTTCTTGCGTATGTCAGTACACAGCTAATCGTAGACAATTCTCTAATAACAGTTGACGCGGCTATCGTCCCGCCTGTCGGCGCTGGCTCACGCATACGAGCATCTACATACTTTTGAAACAAATTAGGCGTTAGTTCGTCTAAAGATTTTTGAGCTAAAGAAGTCTCAGCTAAACGATTTAATCGAAACGTTTCCCAGCGTGCGCCTTTCTTTTTCGGTGTTTCGTTTTTTGCATACTGATGAATAATCTCAGCGAACGTAATTACTTTTGATCGCTGACGCGGATTTAATTCAACTTGTAGCCCGAACTCTTTAGCTTCTTTACGTGTTTTAAATGTTTTTGAGTGTCTTTTGCCTTCTACACGCCATTGGACCTCATACGTTCCGTAGGGTCTTTTTGAAATTGTTGCCATAGTCGCCTCCAACCGCGATTACGTCTGTCATTACATCTGTCAAACATCTGTCATTTATGCGATTGTATGCGTGAATATGCGTAAAAAATTAGCCGCATGCCCGTAGATTCGTCGGTATGCGGCTATATGCTTAACGGTTTGGTGCACGATACTGGTTTCGAACCAGTGACCCCTGCCGTGTGAAGGCAGTGCTCTACCCCTGAGCTAACCGTGCGCTCCAATGAAGCGAGATTCTACACGATTTT